GGAACGCCTAAGGCGTTCTGAATTTTAATTCGTTACTGGTATCTGACCCTTGAAAGATTCAAAATGTTCCATTTTAAATCTTCAAGGGTTTAAATCTTCAAGGGTTTAAATCTTCAAGGGTTTAAATCTTCAAGGGTTTAAATCTTCAAGGGTTTAAAACATAAAAAAATGAGTATACATAGAAACGATTTCAAAAAATTAAAAAAATACTATATATATCGACCTCAAGTATTATATAAAATCTTCCAAGTAAATAATAAAATCAAATATGACGATATTTTCACTTTTTCCAATACTATTATTCAAAACAGTAGAACATTCAAACCTAACGGGTCTTTTATTTCACTTCATCTGCGATTAGGTGATAAACATTTGGAAACCGATTCTTATTATGTAAGTTGTAAATACGATGAGCGAAAATATAATACTAATAAAATCGAAAAGGCTATTCACGAACATAGTGAAAAAAACGTCCTTTTCTTCTGCGATAATCATAAATTCAAATTGGAAATGAAAGAAAAATATCCTAAAATAATAATTTTAAACAGCAAAATTGGTCACACAAGTTTAAAAAATACAAATGAAAAACAAATCATAGATACAATCACCGAATTTTATATTATGACTCAATCGGAAAAAATAATTGCGGCTTCTAATTCGGGTTTCTCATTAATTGCGTCAAAATTCAGAAAAATACCCTTAACTAATATATAATGGAAGTAAAAAAAATCAACATTGGTGAACCTGTAAAAAATAACAAGCAAATAAAATCAAAACCGAAAAAAAAGCGTGTGATTACGCAAAATAATAATTGGATAGATGCATGTAGCGAACTTGAAACATACCAAGAAAGCAATATGAAAACCCTATTTCAAAATGACCGTTTAAGTCCTTTGTCCAAACTCCTTTTAAAACAAATAAAAAGTAAAATTTGCGGATATGCAGCCCAAGACCGCGATAAAAAGCTATTTCATGAGGAATTGTTTGTGAATCTTCAAGATGTTTTACAATTATTTAAAACATCTGAAATGATTTGTTATTATTGCAAAGAAAAAACGCAATTGATGTATGAATATGTACGCGAACCTAAACAATGGACTTTAGAACGTATGAATAACTCTTTTGGACATAATCGAGACAATGTTGTAATTGCTTGTTTAAGTTGTAATATACGACGACGAACCATGGCTTCGGAAAAATATGTCTTAACAAAAGAACTTGGAAAAATTGTAAAATTAGACCATGATTAATGTACTCTATATTGAGGAAAATGACGCACTAATATATTGTATACATCGCCACAAATATCTCTCATCCAATTTGGCCAATAAGCGATTGCATATATAAAACCATCTTGCCAAAAAGTCAATGAATGTAAACCTATAGTGAACCAAGTATTCATTTATAGTAGGGATTTTTTATTTTTTACTAATATATGAGCATTAAATGATTCAATTTTATATCCCTTTTGTAAACCATTTATAAAGTTCATCTGCATCTTTATTTCCTTGATAATAATCAATTTTGCTCCTATAAATTTTAAAAATAGTTGGAAATCCATCATAAGTGATTGAATTTTTACCATTTGGAAATTGTTTTTGATTAAAATTTTCGATTAATTCTTTTATATCTATATTTTCAGAATCTTTTATTTCTTCAATATGAAAACTAACATTTTTTAAAGTACGTCCAGTGTTTTGTTTTATCATTGTCTTCATCTTTTCCCATTCTGGTTTTAATACTTTACAATGACCACACCAATCAGCATGAATTAATCCAACCACAATATTTTTTTTAACTTGTTTTCGTGTTGTTTTATTCTTTCTACGCGCTTTTTTGGAAGCTCTTTTAGAAGCTCTATATCTTCCCATTATATATATTACTTATACTTTAAGATATGCTAGATAGTGAAATTTTTCTATCTATTTATATATAATATGAAACTACCAAATATAAAACTATCGACTATTAAAAAGTTTATAATGGAATATATGTGGATTATTGTTACAATTACAGTATTTATTTTAGGAATTGTATTTATTTTTTGGGTAGGTAACACAGAGGTTACAAGTGGTGTAAAAGAATCCGCAAAAATCCAACCAGAATATATTGCACCTATTAATGACGATTCTAATTTAGCAATGCCTGATTTTATCGAAAAAATCCAAGATATTGAATTACTAAAAATGGAAGAATCACCAGGACCAGCACCAAGTGTAGAACCCCCTATTGAAAATGAATTAGATAACGACAATGCTAATTTATGCCCAACATTATTGATTAAAAGAGGAAATAAAATAATGTTGTTTAATAAAAATATTCCCGAAGCACAAGGAGAAAATCCCATTTTCTTCAACAATTTAAGTGAATATAAAGAATATATCAAATTACAACGTGATTTATATAACCAAAACTGCCCTATTCTCTTTTTACAAGAAGAAGAAAATGCCCAAGGAGACAATGTATATAGATTGCGTAAAACAGAAGGTACGACTACAAATATTGACCCATTAATGTTGAGCAGTGTAAATGATTATTTTAAAAATAATACACAAACAATGCCTAAATTTACTCCACCACAAGGACCCAATGCATTTAACAAACCACCTCCAAATAACTCTATTCATTTGGCCAATTATGGTGTTGTTATGAATGAACCTAATGTGAACAATATGACTTCTGCACAACAGCCTATGGTTCCCTATGTGGATGCGAATCGTTCTAATGCGCCATTCAATCAAGGATTTTATGGATTCGACCCTCACAATCAATATGTAGGAAAAAGAACCGTTTTGGATGATATACATGATTCTACACAAACACAAAATCCTACTGGCTTAAGTGATAATCCTATGGATACTAACTGGGGTGGAGCCACTTTTACTGAAGAACAAATCAATTTAGGAAAATATAGTGATTATGAAGTGCAACCACCAACTGTTACAGATGTACTTAAATATGATGATTATCCATCAGCATTTGATGGTAATATTCAAAAAATAAAACCTAGTGAAGAAATTTAAAAATATTTTCCACAACATTTTTACCCAATTTTCGGGTTTTTCCCTTTGATTCACAAATAATATTATTTAAACACAATGGATCATTACGAAGATTATCAATTAAATTTGGTAATGATTGAAACTTATTCATAATAGCACATGCAGAAACATTACTAATTCCTGGAATTTGACTCAATATGATTTCTCCAATATTTTCGGGTGTAATATTGTCCTTTTTCGTCTTTTTTACGAAATTACAATAGTTTTTGGGTTCTTCATTTTGTAACGAATCAGGTGTCCAAGGCAAATTATTACGGTCAAATTCGCGCTTTATTTTATGTGCTGTGTACAAAATATATTCTGCAGTATCTTGGACACTATATGTTCGAACAACACTGAAACCTTTGTATAATTGCAAAGTAACAATGGCTGAATATACCATCTTCTTTTCTTTTTCATCTTTCAATTGACTAAATAATCCTTCAATAATATAAATAATATGATGTCTATATAATCCAGAAGAATGTATTAGTCTATGTGACTGCTCTTCATATCGACCATCTTTGATACTAGCTAATAAATCAGACACACTTTTTCTTTCCAAAATGATGATTTCTTTGTCGTCTTTTACAAAATGTATATCACCCAATTCGATTACTTTCTTCTCAATAGTAAAATCGAAACCATCAATTTGACTCATATGTTGATATAAAGAATTTTCACGTTCGTCCAAGATTATTTTCATAATGCAATGTTAATACATTACATTATAAATGATTAAATCGTTTTTCTAAATATATATTTAACGCATGGACATATCAAAATATGTGTTAGGTCTGTAAGTACTCCATGTTGGTTTAAGAGCCTTGTGAGGAACACGGGTGTATTTCAAACCATACACCACAGGGGAACCATAATCAGCCAAAGTATCTCTTGTAGGGTGGGTTCTCTTATCAATAGGAAACCAATATCCTCTAAATAAAATAGGAAGACCAGCTTTCTTAGGTCCACCACCTTGATTTTGGTTCACAATACTGTCTATAGAAGCAGTTCGTTTAGTCGTCGATAAAACCATCTTTATATATTTATTGTAGACAAAAAAAAATATTCGTATAAAATTTATTCTAAAAGGATTTAGATAATTAATGTTATATTACATTAGATTAATTCATATTATTTGATAGAAATAACATGAAAAATGAAATCGAACCAATACAAAATGTGGACGATGATATTCGTTTGGAACATGATGAAAATGGAAAAGAAATTTATGTATTTGATCCATATAATCCCCTAAACAAGGCGATTACAAAAGAAAATATTCAAATGTTCCTAAAGAAATATGGAATTGATGCACCTATTTATAATTCGGATTTATATAAACGTGCTTTTATTCACCGTTCACATTTAAAACGTTCAAATATTGAGAATACAAAAAATAATATTAAAATTGTTCCTAAACCTGATGATTGTTTACCATTGAATTCAAAATCGAATGAACGATTGGAATTTGTGGGGGATGGTGTATTGGAATGTATTACTAAATATGTATTATATAGACGATTTCCAAAAGAAAATGAAGGATTTATGACGGAAAAGAAAATCGCATTGGTAAAAAATGAGGCGATTGGACGCATGGCTTATGAAATGGGGCTACATGAATGGTTAGTACTTTCAAAACATGCAGAACAAAAGCAAATACGTACCAATTTGAAAAAATTGGGTTGTTTATTTGAAGCATTTCTAGGTGCACTCTTTCTTGATTTTAATAAAGTGGAAGTGAAAGATGAAGAAAATTGGTTTTCCAATGTATTTATAACAGGTCCAGGATTTCAAATGGCGCAAATATTTATTGAAAATGTATACGAAAAGCATGTTGATTGGATTAATTTAATAAGAAACGATGATAATTATAAAAATTTGTTGCAAGTACGTATACAAAAGGAATTCAAGATTACACCCGATTATTTGGAAGAATGTGAGCATAATCCTGAAAATGGATATCATATGGGTGTATATTTATGTTTAGGTCAACCTATTCATTCTGTATCTACAAATAATGCTAAAAATATTTCAGAATTTACTACATTTTCTGATATTCATCAATATATGTGTATACATGGTAAAGTGCTTATTAATTTAGGGAAAGGATTACATAAGATTAAGAAAAAGGCAGAACAAATATCATGTGAGGAAGCTTTGCGTGCATTACAGACATTCGAGTAAAATAAAATTATGACTCTATATTATAATCGTATAATATGGATATTTATTTAGCAAGATTACAACAAAAGCCCATACCTAATATAAAAAATAAAGATGGTGTTCAAGTATTTTTTTCAAAAATGGAATTAGTTTCTCCTCAAGTGGATGAGAATTTGATTGAACGTGATGAAGATGGTGAAATTGTAGCAGATTATAATGAAACAGATAAACAAGAAGTTAAGACAAGTCTTTGTAAAATTCAAGATGGACGAAAAGAATCAAAAGTAGACCGTGAATTAATTATGAAAGCATTAAGTGAAAAACATGTTTTTCATGTATCTAGAAAACATTTACCACAACAATCTCATGAATTATCCGAAACGGTTATTCCACGTGATGAAGATATTAGTGATAAAATAACAAAACAAATACAATTTGAAGAAGACGAAGACGAAGACGAAGACAAAGAGGAAGACGAAGAAGAGGAAGACGAAGAACCTGTAGAAAAGGGAAAAAAGAAAACAGTTGTGATAAAACGCAAACGAAAAGAACCCCAAGAAGAAGAAATAGTTAGTGGTGATGTGAATCCAGATACAGTGATTGCTGATGCTACTGTAAAAACACGTCTATCTAAAAAATATCAACATCGTTTGAAAACATCAACCTTTTACATGAATAATCGTAAAAAATTCATCCAACAACTTGTACCAATGTTCGATATGTACAAAAAAGAATTGGCTCAGGGTCAAAAAGTTGCTTCTAAAGAAGATGGTTTTTCACCCATGATTCATCAGAGAGTCATTACTGATTATTTAAATTTATACACACCTTATAGAGGTTTATTATTATATCACGGTTTAGGTGCTGGTAAAACATGTGGTTCCATTGGAATTGCTGAAGGATTTAAATCGCAGAAAAAAGTATTTGTAATGACGTTGGCTTCATTAAAGGCCAATTTTTTCAATCAATTAAAAGAATGTGGTGACCCATTATATCGTCTGAATCAATACTGGGAATTTGTATCGATTGAAGGTAAACCCGATTATATTCCTTTATTATCCAATATTTTATCTATTCCAAAAGAGATTATTAAAAAACGCAAAGGTGCATGGATGGTCAATGTATCAAAAGAGTCCAATTTCGAAGATTTGAGTGATGAAGACAAAAAAACACTCAATGAACAAATCGATATAATGATTCGTTCGAAATATATTGATATTAATTACAATGGTCTAACTGAAACCAATATTGATAGCAAATTAAAACTAGCACAAGGCGAATTCAAAAAAGGTTCCAAAAATCCATTCGACAATAGTGTTGTTGTCGTTGATGAAGTACATAATTTAGTCAGTATGATTGTAAATAAAATGACCGAAAAAAAATCCATTTCTTATTTACTTTACCAATATTTAATGAGTGCATCTAATGCACGTATTGTTTTGTTATCCGGTACACCTATTATTAACTATCCAAATGAAATAGGTATTCTTTTCAATATTTTACGAGGTCATATTAAAACATGGAATTTTCCTGTAAAAATCACAAGTGGAGCAAGTAAACCAACTCGTGATAATATTGTCCAGTGGTTTGAAAATGAAGGTCTTAGTACATTTGATTTCGTCGATTATTCAGGAGACAATGTAACAGTAACAAGGAACCCTTTTGGATTTATTAATAAAACAGTACATAAGAAAAAATACGGAGGAGTTTCTAAATCTACAAAGAAAAGTCGACCTTTGTCCAAGAAAAAGACGCGGAAACATAGAGAAGTTATTGAAGACGAAAATAGATTAGCAAAAATTATTGACCGAAATCCAGAATCCATTTTGGATGAAAGTGATGAAAGACGTAAAATGCGTATTCATTCTTTATTTGAAACTCAAAAAGGAGGAAGTTTTGAAGACTATAGAGGAGTCGTTTTGGATGAAACTGGAAATATGAGTGATGCAGATTTCAAAAAATTAGTTGTAAAAGCTTTGAAAAAACATGGATTAGAAACGGCAATTCCTTCTAAAATTAAACATATTGGACATAAAGCATTACCTGATAATTCAAAAGAGTTCTTGGACAAATTTGTTGAATTAGATTCTTCAGAAATGAAGAATAAAAGTGTATTTCAAAAACGTATTCTTGGACTCACTTCTTACATAAAAGGTGTTGATGATTCATTATATCCAAGTTATATTTCATCCGACCATGATAAAGTATTTCATATTGAGCGAGTACCTATGAGTCATTATCAATTTACATTATACGAAAAAATTCGTGAAGAAGAAAGCAAACAAGAAAAAAGAACAAAACAACAAATGTCGAAACAAAATGCTGAAGAATTATTTACATCATCATCCACTTATAAAATAGCATCTCGTTTGTGTTGTAATTTTGCTTTCCCAGACCCACCAGGAAGGCCTAAGAAAAATACTGGAGAATTAATTGGTAAAGAAGATATTGGTGAATTTGATTATGATGATAATGAAGGTAAAAAAGGTCGCAAAAAAGGAGGTGCTGGAGATGACCCAAAACAAAAGAAACTTCAAGTTCTTGGAAATGTTGTTTTAGAAGATATTGATGTTTTGGGTGCTGAAGAAGAGGAAGAGGAAGTAGAGGAAGAAGAAAAAGAAAAAGAGGAAGAGGAAGTAGAGGAAGAAGAAAAAGAAAAAGAGGAAGAGGAAGTAGAGGAAGAAGAAAAAGAAGAGGAAGTAGAGGAAGAGGAAGAAGAGGAAGAGGAAAAGGAGGAAGAGGAAAAGGAAGAGGAAGCACCTGAACAATTTAAAGTAAAAGTAGCCAAGAAAAAACCCAAAGATTTTGGTAAACAAGTAGCGGAAGTGTTAATGGAATTAAACACACGAAAAGAAGAAGTGTTTTCACCTGCAGGATTAAAAACATATAGTCCAAAATTCTTAAAAATTCTAAAAAATATAACAAGTACAGACAATGTTGGTTTACATTTAATTTATACACAATTTCGTACATTAGAAGGTGTAAGTTTATTGAAATATGTCTTGGACGCAAATGGATTTGCACAATTCAAAATACAAAAAATTCCTAGTTCAAGTGATTGGGAAATTGTAGAAGAAGAAGAAGATAAAGGAAAATTAAAATACGCTTTACATACAGGTACAGAAACCGATGAAGAAAAGAAAATTTTATTAAATATATATAATTCGAATTGGGGAGAAGTGCCATCTTCTATAGTGAATAAATTACAAGAAGAAGACAAAGAAAATAATTTTATGGGCGAATGTATTAAAATATTAATGATTACAGCTTCGGGTGCAGAAGGTATTAATCTTAAAAATACACGTTTTGTACATATTGTAGAACCTTATTGGAATATGGTGCGTTTAGAACAAGTCATTGGTCGTGCACGAAGAATTGCGAGTCATATGAGTTTACCAGAAGATTTACGAACAGTCAAAGTATTTTTATATATGTCTGTAATTCCCCAAGATATTCTAACATCCGATAAACACAAAAGTTTACGAAATCGAGATATTAGCCGTTTAACCAATAAAATAGCAGAATCGATTGATGATTCTACATATTTAGGACGCTATGTGAAAAATTTGAAAAATGTACCAGGAGTTATTACTACTGATGAACAATTATTTGAACGTGCTATGCAAAAAGACCAAGTCAATTCACAAATATTAACAGCCGTCAAAGAAAGTTCGATGGACTGTAGTTTATATGAACATAAAGACGAGAATCTGGCTTGTTATTCATTCGGTAAAGTAAGAACAAATGCCTTTGGGTCTTTTCCAACATTGGAACAAGAAATGGCGGAACGAGGTGTAGAAGAAACCAAAAAACAAAAAGTATCTTATCGAGAATATATGTACAAGGGTAATAAATATGTCCAAAATAAGAAAACATATGAATTATATACTCATGAAGATTATGAAAAATCAAAAAAGACAAGAGCAATGATGTATCCAATAGGTAAAGTCATTTATAAAGGAAAACAAGAAAATGTAGTGTTATATTAATATGGACCTATTAAAAGTACCCAAACGTTATATTCCCGATATATTATCAAAAAAAGACAAAAAGAAACAGAAAAAAAGCCTCCGAAAATCGCGAAAATTATATAAAAAGGGAAAGTATTATAGTCGACCAAAAGTGAAATCTTTTAAATCGAGAAAATCCAATCATTTGAAGAGAGCCGAAAAATTATATAATATAGATAAAATCAAACCAAGTAAAGAATTGGCCAAACAAACAAAATGTACCAAAAAAGCTTTAGAGAAAATAGTAAATAAAGGACGTGGTGCCTATTTTTCAAGTGGTTCTAGACCTAATCAAACTGGAGAATCGTGGGGGCTGGCTCGATTAGCCAGTTCAATAAGTGGTGGAAATGCATCCATTGTCGATTATCATATTTTGAAAGACGGTTGTAAACCAAGTAGTAAAGCGTTGAAGTTGGCTCGTAAAACATGTAAAAAACAAAATAAAAAATGTAATTAAATACATTTAAACCCTTGAAGATTTAAAATGTCACATTTTCAATCGTTTAAGGGTCTAAACGAATTAAAATCCAGAACGCCGGAGGCGTTCCATTTTAAATCTTCACTGGTATAAAAATCATTAAATTTTTATTTGATGATTTTATATAATGAGAGGAGCAATTTTTAACCAAGTGAAGAAACTGATTCCAAAGATTAGTGAAACCGAGTTAATAGCATTACGGTCTGGAACAACTTCCATCGATCGTATGTTGTTTGAAGGAAAAGTCCAATATCGTACATTTCAAAAACAAAATGACCAGATTTTTGATAAAAATAAAATTAATGAATTATTAAAAAAGTTTCCCGACCAACATATTTTCCCAAACAGTGATTACAAAAGTCTATTAGACCATATGGGAAAACAAGGATTCTTCTCTTTTCTGATACCAAAAGAGTATGGTGGATTTAAAACATCGGTCGAAGAAATGTCGAATATTTTAACATATGTAACTTCCGCTAATCCTTCTTTAGGCGTTGTTACAATGGTCCCTAATTCACTTGGTCCATCCGAGCTTTTACTGCATTATGGTACAGAAGAACAAAAAAATAAATACTTACCTCAATTAGCAAATGGAGACAAAATCCCTTGTTTTGGATTAACCGGACCCAACAATGGTTCGGATGCTACAGGTTCGATTGATAAAGGTACAGTTGTTATGAAGGATGGTATAAAAATATCAGTTACATTGAATAAGCGATATATTACATTAGCACCTGTTTCGAATTTAATCGGTATAGCATTTCGATTAGAGGACCCAAACGGATTATTGGATAATGGAAAAGAAGGTATTACTGTGGCGTTGGTAGAAAAGGGTCATTTAGGATTAAAACAAGATTATTATCATAACCCCTTGGACACTGGATTCCCAAATGGTACATTAGAAGGTACAATTGAAATAGACCCTAGTCAAGTGATTGGTGGAGCGAATAATATAGGCGAAGGATGGAAAATGTTGATGGAATGTTTGGCTGCTGGACGGGGTATTTGTTTACCGGCCACTGCTAATGCATCATCAAAAGTGGCGACTGTCTCGATGTTCTTATACGCAAAACATAGACATCAATTCAAATTGAATTTGATTCATATGGAGGCGATTCAAAATAAATTAGCGTCTATGTTGTACAATACATGGGCTATTCAAGCAAGTATTTATGTAACGAATAAACTCTTGGACGAAGGTGAAAAACCATCGGTCATTAGTGCTATTATGAAGGAACAAACGACCGAACGTGGAAGACAAGTATTGAATGACGGTATGGACATTTATGGCGGTTCTGGTATATGTAAAGGAGAAAACAATATGTTGGAAAAATTCTATAGGAATGTCCCAGTGGGTATTACGGTAGAGGGTAGCAATGTATTGACTAAAAATCTCATTATTTTCGGCCAAGGATTGAATAAAAGCCACCCTCATATTTATCCCATCTTGGACACTATTCAAAAAGATGATGAAAAAGAATTTATGGAAAAGTTTAAAACAATTGTGAAACATTCTTTAGGCCTTTATTTTGATTCATTGAAATCTTCCATGGTGGAATTTGATATATTGAAAAAACAGACCATTGATTTCGCATGTTTAGCGAATTTCGTGGCTTTAAAAGGAGGGGCTATTAAGCGCGAACAAACATTATCGGCGGACATGGCTTCTATTATGTCGAACCTTTATTTAGCACATTGTGTACATATTTATGAAATGGAGCATCAAGTAAGTCGAGTATTAAAGAATTATGTAATCGAACGCCTTACAAACGAAAATAAATTGATTTTCAATCGCATAATACAAAATAACCCTTTTGGACCTTTGTTAATATTTATGAAAAGCAATGTAAGAGAAAGTTATCAGAGCAATCGAATAATTATAAAAGAATTAGAAACGAATCCCCTTATTATGGAAAAATTAAAAGAAAATGTGTATGTGGATGGAGGTTTAGAAAAATTATTATTATTAGATAATATGGATAGAAAGAGTGAAGAATATCAAAAACTCTATGATGATATAATTCAAGTAGGAAAATTTAAAATCTTGAAAGATTAAAAATGTGCACAGGAATAAAAAATTGCTATTAAAATAAATATAATATTATATTAATATTTCTATTAATATGAGACGAATCTCTAGTTGGAATTCAACCCGATATGTAACATGTTCTTCCTTTTTTTTTACAATTCCAGCCATGTATTCTTATTTTAAATATAATATGATATTTCCTCCATTATTGCTTTTTACAAGTTCGATAATATCAGCGAATTATTGGAGAGATGCGATGGATGATTGGAGAAGAACCTTGGACTTATATTTTTCAAAACTATCTTTTTCTTATTTTATAGGATGTTCTTTTTATTATATTCCTTTAAAGGAAAATATAATTGTAAGTATACCAAATTTATTGTTAATATTGTATTGTTTTCATAAATCTGGTACAGAACATAAAAAAAACACTAGACGTTGGGTTTATTATCATATTGGATTTCATACATTGATGACTTTTCAATTATTTATTATTTTCGATTATATAGGAAAAAATAAATTAAAATTAACAAATAATATATTAATGCTTAACAAAATATAAAAACAAATTCGTTTAAATTCTTATAAATTGACTTTCTGATGAACGAAGAAAATAATGTATTAACTATAAAAACCGTCCAAATTCAACCAATACGGAATATGATAACTGCTATCAAAGATGTATTGACTGATGCTACCATTACATACACAAATAATGGATTAAAAATAATAAATTTCGATAAAACTCATACAATTTTAGTAAATGTAATTTTACGTGCAGAAAAATTCGAATTATACGATTGTAAGCCTGAAAAAATCATTGTGTGTGCTAATACGATGCATTTGTTTAAGGTAATTTCGACAATGTCGAATGATGATACATTGTCTATGTATATTGATAATGATGATTATCATGATGGAATCGTATCCCATTTAGGACTTCAATATGATAATGGTGATATTAAGCAATGTTATAGTCAAAAATTGAGACTTATTGAACCAGATACAGAAGAATTGGAAGTACCTGATGTTGAATATTCCACAGTCATTAATTTACCTACATCCGATTTCCAAAAAATCATTCGTGATATGAATGGTATTTCAGACCGTATTGAGATAAAATCCGTTGGTAATGATTTAATTTTCTCATGTGAAGGAAATTTCGCAAGTTCTCGCATTTTCCGTTCTGAATCGGATGGATATATGGAATTTATTCAAAAACCTGATGCTTCCGTTATTATTCAAGGTGAGTTTTCTTTGAAAAGTCTTTCACATTTTATTAAATGTACACCCTTATGTAGTCATTTAGAAATGTATTTAGGAAATGACCTTCCATTAATTGTAAAATACGATGTAGCATCTTTAGGTGAAATAAAATTATGTTTGGCTCCTTTGCCTCCTAGTTAGATTTACTGTATTTTTCTTATATAAAAAATAACAATTAATAATAATAATGTTTTTTTTATTATTATTGCTACCTTGTTTTGCATATGATGAATCAATAGCAAAACGTGGTGTAAATTTATCACAATCCTCATATTGTGTTTCGTCAATAGAGCAATGGAATTGTACTTCTTGTGATTCAACAATGAAATTAGAGTATGTAATTGAAGAAGAAGATTCAAGAGCATTACAAGGATTTGATACTATTACAAATACTATTTTCACATCATTTAGGGGTTCTTCAAATATACACAATTGGATAGAAAATATCCAAATACGAAAATTTTCCCCTTACAATGATAGTTCAATCGAAATAGAAAAAGGATTTTTTAAAGCGTATAATTTTGTAAAACCTCAAATGATAGAAAATTTAGGCATTTTGAAAAATAAATATAAAACAAAAGATTTATTTATCACTGGTCATTCTTTGGGTGCCGCTATGGCTACTTTGATGAGTTATGATATTATGACTGCATTAACCGAGTATAATATAAAATATTTTGTTAATTTCGGTTCTCCCCGTGTAGGAAATAAAGAATTTGTAGAAAGTTTTAATTCTTACAATATTTCTTCTTATCGTGTTACACATAGTTATGATATGGTTCCACATTTACCCGAGGAATTTTTAGGTTATTCGCATATATCAAATGAAATATGGTATAATGAACAAAATTCTGAATATAAAATTTGCGATGATGATAAAGAAGAAGATAATAGTTGTTCTAATTCTTGTGCACCTTTATATTGTACAAGTACAAGTGACCATTTATATTATTTGAATGTAAGTATGGGGAATGATGATATCGATGCACCATTGCTATTATAGATATATAAGTCAATAATGATATAAAATTGAAGTATTTGTATTCATAATATAGAATATATAAAACCATGCCTTCAAGTTATATAGAATATATGATTTCTTTAATGTCTAATTACAATTCGAAAAATGATGAATATAATTATGATGAAAATATTGAGAATATTTGCATTGAAGCAGACAACTTAATTGAGGAGAATACAAGAGAATCAACATGTCGAGTTAAATTGAAAAGAATATTAACGACTCTTAATACCTGTACATGCTGTAAACGTCATGAAACAAATCGACCTTCTTTGATTGATGTCGAAAAAGGTCATGATGGAGAGTATCCAGACAGTGATACAAGTCAATCTGAAAAAATAAACTATTGTATTTGCAGGTGTAGACACACATCACGATGGATAGTGAGAAATTTAAACCCTTGAAAGATTCTAAACGAATAATTTTCACAAAATTCCATACTATTTACTAATATAAAAATTATCAAATAATATAAAAGTAAATCAGAGTATAATATAATGTTGTTGTATTTTTTATTATTAATACCACTTTGCATACAATCTTTAAAACCCCACTTGGCTACATCAGATATTTTGAAATATAAAAATTTCTATCAAAAAATACCGTTTAAGACGCTCATGGACGAAATTGATAAAAAAGAAGTAGATAATATTTATTTCACACCCTCAATGGATGCAGTTATTGCTGAATCATTAGATGGAAAGACTGAAGATATTGCGGATGATTATTCATCCACACAAATAACCCCGTATGTATCAAATTATGTTTTAGAGGCAGCTATGAAGAAAGATGTAAAACCCATATTTTTACAACCACTTCAACCAGGATTGATTGAATCAGCTATTGTAACAACAGTTCAAGGAATTAACACTTTTTTTATTCCATTTTTGTTATTAAGTACATTGCTATCTGCATTTCGTGGAAGAAATACAAACAATCCAAATTCATTGATGCCTGGAGGTATGAATAGTCGACCATCTTTTTTTGGTATGGGTGGAAAAAATGATTTTGAAAAGGAAAATATGTTGAAATCGAATGTTTCTTTGAGTAGTTTTGCAGGAAGTCCAGAAATATTTCAAGAATGTACAGAAATAGTATCTTATCTAAAAAATGAAACATTGTTTAAGAATGCTGGTGCCGAAGTTCCTCGTGGTATTTTATTAGAGGGTCCACCTGGAACAGGAAAAACCTTATTAGCAAAGGCAATTGCGAGTGAAGCTGAGGCCAATTTTATTTCCATAGCTGCATCTGAATTTGTGGAAGTGTATGTGGGTTTGGGAGCATCTAAAATCCGTTCATTATTTGAAAATGCGCGCCAAAACAAACCATGTATTATTTTCATTGATGAGATAGATGCAGTAGGTAGACAGCGTGGTACTGGAGTCAATATGGCGAATGATGAGCGAGAACAAACATTGAATCAATTATTGGCTGAAATGGATGGATTTACAAATAATGAAGGAATATTAATTATGGGAGCGACCAATCGAAAGGATGTTTTGGACCAGGCATTGTTAAGACCAGGTCGATTTGACCGTCTATTAAATGTACCATTACCAGATGTAGATTCCCGATTGGCTATTTTGAATGTACATTCAATCAATAAGACATTTACCGACGATGTAGATTTGAATTTTTTGGCGGATTTAACTTCGGGATTTTCGGGTGCTCAATTAAAGAACTTATTAAATGAAGGTGCTATACATGCAGCACGTGAAGGAAATTCAGTGATTAGTGTAAATAATCTTTTGGAAGCATTAGACAAATTAATTGTAGGTATTGTGAAAAAAACGGATACAAGAGACCAATCTGCACGTAAACGAGTAGCGATTCATGAAACCGGACATGCATTATTAGCTGCACTATTCGATAGATATTTTGAATTAAAAAAGGTATCGATTCAAAGTACATATAATGGTGCAGGAGGTTATACAATTTTTAATGAGTATAGAAACATTACGGAAAGTGGATTATATACAAAAGATATGTTGATTAAACGATTAATAGTTGCTTTGGGAGGAAAAGCCGCGGAAACAATTTTTTACGGAAAAGAACAAGTATCAGTAGGAGCTGTTCAAGATTTAAAACAAGCAAATGATTTGGCGAAGAGGATGGTGGGTAATTATGGTATGGGAACGAAATTAGAAGTATTTTATAATAATGAGATGGATAATGGAGCACCTTTTTTGGGTCGTTCATTATCTAGTGGTGGAGGAAACTCAGAAAGTACAAAATATGAGTTTGATAAAGAAGTATTGTCTATTATAAATAAAGCATATAGTGAAGCAAAAACAATATTATCAGACTATAAAGATGTTATGGAAAATATTGTAGATGATTTACTAGATGATGAAATTATACTAGGAAAAGATTTTGTTAAGTATTTGGAAAAGAATAATACTTTATCAATTTATACCAGTGAAGATTTAAAATGTGCACATTAATATCCTTCATAGATATCACGTACTATCTTCTATCCATAAAAAGAGTGAATATTGTATATTTTAATATACAATATGCAAAGACATAATGATTTTAACCAGTATATAGGTCTAAAATTCAGGAGCATGTCGTTTGAATAAACATCCTTGTTTTGATAAATTAGGGATAGAAATCAAAGCTTCAGGGTCTTGAATATCACAATTGATTAACCATATTTTCACAATACAAAAATTCTTTTTTGGTGAAATAGTAATTCCATTAATATTTTTATTATATTTTTTATTATCAAATAATGATTCACCACATAATGAATAAAATAATTGTTTCCATACATCATGGACAAAACGATTTGGTACTTTAAATGAAAAACATCCACCATCACGATTTTTCACATCTTCCCACATAGGTGTTATTCCATTTCTCATAACAAAAAGCATACAATGCTTTACAATTTTTTCAGGTATATTTTCGTTTAAGGCAATCAATTCATCTAAACTACGAATGTTATTATAAATTAACTTGTAGCTAGAAATATCCCATTGTTTGTCGTGTGGTAAATGGTAATACAAATCCCATTTACCATTCAAAATGAGTTTGTCTTGAAATTGTTTTACTTCTTGAACTTCCTGCATATTCGAACGTAATACCGTTGATAATATATAATACATATTATCTTTAAATATGTATATAACTTATAATAATAATATTTCAATAGAATCTTGCAAAATATTTAAGCATTCGCCATAATGAATTTCATAACTATTGATTGAAGAGTCCAAAATGGTAATTGTATAATCTTTATTAAAAAAATAAGGTTCATTTTGCATTTTCAAACAACGTAATACAAAAGCTGAATTAAATAATTTATTGTTTACTAAAAGCATTCCTTCATGTATATGTAATTCAATTGATTCTTCCATATTTGGATGTGAATAAAATACAGACAAAATAAAAACATTCGTTTTGGATGTGTTGAATGTATTATTTAATATAAAATCATTGTCTAAGTAAATATAATAGTTATTTTGTACAAAACAAATATAGCAAATATTATTTTTATTTTCAAAATTTTCAAAATCTTTTTTCATAACGTCTGATAAAAAAAGTGTATCTAAAATGGTTCTTTCATTATTTGTAATACTTGTTATTATTTTATAAGAGTCTAAATATAGAAAATCACATTTTTCATCAAGACAATCTTGCACAATTTGTACAGTAGATAACCAAAAATCTACATTTGGTTCCTTTAAACCATTATTAAATATTTTTTCAGTTGTATCTTTAATGCAATCACAACTATCTCGAATCATAATGTTTTCGTTGTATAATTTTTCAGCATTTCTTTCACAAAAAACTAACATATTATTCCAATTCCATAAAAGTTTCGCAGAAAAATTAAGAGTCCATACATTTATTTTTTCACAAAATTCTTCATACATTTAAATTATTAAGTATTGATATTAAATAATTTCTATTCTTTTTTAAATAATTTAAAAAACAAATGAATTCCTAAATTATTGATGTATCTAAATATGTATTGGTTGTATATTATGATTTAGATATTAGGATTCTTCCGAATTTAACTACACCTAAATGGTAAATGAAAATAATATAAAAAAAAAGGTTTATATTATTTATATGGATTCCACATTTTTTCAACATCCTCGCGAAGTTTGTATGAATTATTTAGAACATTGTTTATTTTCATTATCATTAGCAAAACTTTTGGGAATAGGTACATTGAAAGCATTTGTTCATGCTTTTTTTCCTGGTTTTTTCTTAACTTCTACTTCTGAATTGATTGAAGAGATTAAGAGAGAGTTGGACAATTCAGGTTGTGTTAAAGAGACGCCACAACAAAATGTAGAGAAGAGTGAGATATATAAAAAGTCGGATTAATATATATGAACAAATTAAGTATTTTTTTTATATTTCTATATCTTATTCATGTGTTCTTTTCGAAAGCTTTATTTGAATTTGATTTTTCCATGAAGAATATTGGAAAAAAATCATTGATGGTATCTCATTTATCTATGTTAGTAATAGCTTATTTATTAATATATCCGAATGTAGAAAATTTAGTCATAGCCTTTTTATTTTCGTTAATTTCCACAATAGGATACATTATTAAATATAGTAACAGTAAAAATAGAATAAAATATTTTCAACAAATATTGTATCATTTTTTACTTTCTTTTGTTCCTTTATTATTAGTAATATTTTCTATAAAATGGGATAATTATAAAGTTACATGGATAACATATATTTCAATCATCTATTTTATATTTTTAAAAATGTACAACAATAAATTGTATGAAAAAGGTATTTTTATTTAATTCTATTTACAAGAATATAATTAAATAATACAATTAAATATCCAAAGATACAACATTTCTATCTGACTTTTGTTTGCGACGAGTACGTTTAGGTAATACATTGTTTTGGTTATCTCTCAATGAGTTTACACTAACCATGGAGTCATTTTCATCATTTCTATTTTGATTAGGTTCAATATTGCGTGTTTTTAGACCAGATAATAAATCTTCTAAATCGACATTCGAAGGTCCTTTCATTTCAGGTCTAGCTTGCGATTCATTTACATTTACAAATTGATTCGTAACATCAACACCATCTTCCTTAAACATAGCACCTCGACCCATAGCTAAGTCGGGTCTAGTTGTGGTATTTGTAAATTGCATTCCATGTCTAGATTGTGGTGCATCTTCTCTAGTCTTCATAGGAGGCGGAGGAACACCAAAAGAAGTATTGACTTGCTCATCTGGATGCAACACACTATTCACAAACTCAAATCCACTATTTTGTTGACTCATTGTTTGCGCCGTAGCAGCAGAAAACATTTTCATCAATTCAGGACTTTGTTTGATTACATCATTAAAACCAGGTGTAGCAGTGGAAAGAGCTTTATTAGTAATATTCAAAACAGCACCACTAAATCCAACACGTAATAACAACGAAACCTCTGGAGCCATTTTACCTCCTTTGTATTTATCATGAAGTTCTGCGAAAATCTCTTTATAACTATCAATATCTTCATTGATTTGCTCACCCCATCCATCCAAATTCAATCCAAAAGGGTCAAATACTGCGTTTGCATATTCCAATGAATTTATCAATGTTGTAAACCACCATCCTTGTAATTTAATACCGTCTTTCTTACGTTTATCTTCCATCGCCGTCTCATATTCGTCTTCCACTTCATCAAAATCAGAATCTATATTAAAATTAGAAGCATGCTTAATCAATCCTTTATCGTACCATTCTTCCAATTTTTTAATCATAGCACGTTTCTTTCTTCTTTTCTCACGGTCAGTAAGTTTCGCACCAGTTGATTGACTGGGAACTTCACTAGCCTTTGCAAAACCATCCCATGTTTTCGTAGAACCAATACTCTCCATTGTTGCCGAACCAATATTCGAAGGTTTTATTTCCTCAATATTTCCAATATCTCTTGATTCTTCCTTTTTACCAAAACTGAACATATCTCCAAAACCACCTAGTCCTCCTAAAGATTTATTACTTGGTTCAGGTGTTACTCCACTATTATCGACACTTTTAGATAAATTATTCAATTCATTTTCTAAATTGTCCAAGTCTTCCAAATCTACCTTTGTTGATGAATTCGCTGATATTTTTTTATCATTCATTAATAATTCAACTCCAGGTCCAAAATTCATAGAAGGTGGTCCACTTTTAGGTTCATCAAATGATAAACTCACAGGTTCTAAATTGTCTAAATTAATATCGATCACTTCCATTCACTTATGTTAAACTAACACAATTAATTTTTAAGTTCTCCGCATAAGTTATTATTTTTTTATTTTTTAAATACCACAATCCTTGTAAAAATGCATCGGCTAAATCATCCTTTTTTGTTGTCTGAAAAATCAAATCCCATTTTCCTAAAATATTAATGTCCAAGATTTTCTTACTAATTTCAATACTATCGATTTTGTGTTGTTTATATGAATTTTCTTTTGTATCAAAATCTTTTAGCTTATTTGATGATGAAATGTATTCAATATGTGGACATATTTCACGCATTATAAAATATTGCGTTAACATTCCTTGGACAGTTTTCATCCTTGAAGCTATTTTCGATATCTGATTCTCAATAATCACATGTGTAATATTTTCTAAACCTTCGATTTGATTTAGTAATGTTTTCATTTTTTTTCCTACACTAATTAAGTCAATATCATTAGCCGTTTTGGATTTTTCTTTTTTCACTTTTTCTAATCCACGTCTTTCACAATGATCCGAAATCATAATAAGAGATTCTTTCTTTGTTTTAGGCATATTACTAAATATTTGAACATTCTGTCCAAGATTATATAATTCTTCTCTTGATTTTTTCATTAATTGTGAATTCTTAAATTCATTATTAACAAAAAACCAATTGTTCTCTTTAATAGCCATTTTTGCATGTGTTTCGCAAAATGTTTGTCCACTAAAACGATTCATATGTTTCGCCTTTTTTCCACACGTTTCTGACGATACTTCTACACCTTTTTTCTTTTTTACCATCTTAAATGTACATGTTTTGTCCTTTTTTTCATTATCCAATAAATCTAATACATTCCAATCTTGGACATTTATATCTCCATCATTACACTCGATAATACAATAAGCCATATTTTTGATTCCAACATCAAAGCTAATAAGTTTCATATATAATTAAAATAAATGTGTTTATATTTTTAGATGTATAAATATATAATGTTCGAATTCATTTTGAAAAATTCTGAAAAAGAGAAAATACTAAAATTATGTGAAAAAGTAAATAGTTCGCCGAATAATATCGAAATATTCCTAAATGAAATCAAAGAGGCCGCACATGAATTACCTGAATCTCTTAAAGAAGTATTAAATGAATTCAAACAAAGCGGAAATGCAGCACTTTTATTGGAAAATTTATATATAGATAGTGATATCGAGACACCGTCTTCCAATAAGTATCATATTGGTGAAACCACATTATTGGGAAAAGTCCAAGCCATTATCAATTGCTATATTGGTGAAATGGTTTCTTATGAAGCCGAAGGTGACGGACGACTTTTCCAAGATATGGTACCAAATAAAAATCAGCAACATTCTCAGACGAGTTTGAGTTCGAAAACCGAATTAGAATTACATACCGAACAAGCGTTTTCCGAGTTAAGACCCGACTATTTAAGCTTGGCCTGTTTAAAAGGTGATAAAAATGCGAAAACCTATTTATTAGATATTCGTGATTTAATTGATTCCTTGGACATAGAGGATATTTGTTTATTGAAACAAAGTCTATGGAACATAGGCGTTGATTTATCATTTAAAATAAATGGCTGTTCTGAAGGAGTTCGTGGTCCCATCCCAATATTATCCGTTTTGGACCAGAGCCTCCAGTTGAATTTTGACCAAGATTTAATGATTGGTTTGAATGAAGAAGCAAATATAGTAATAAAAAAAATCATAGAAATTTATTACAAAAAGAGGAAATATATAATATTAAAACCGGGGAATTTATTAATCATTAATAATCATAAAGCGGTTCATGGTCGTTCCACGTTTACACCCAATTTTGATGGAAATGACCGATTTATTATTCGGTCCTTTATAATGAAAAACTTGGACAAAACAAAAGGAAAACATTTGGTTCTAAAAGAATTTAGTTAAAACATTGTATACGTTTTAAATGCAGAAATCACCTTTTTCATATCTTCTTCAGTTATGTTTCTATGAACAACAACACGCAGTAAATTAGGCGCCCATGCACTTATCAAAATATTTTGCTCTTTCATAAATTCAACGACCTTTTCTGCTAGACACACATCAATAAACAATATATTCGTCTCAACCACAGCTTGAGGTGTAAATCCTCTTAATAAACTTAATTCTCGCGCCAACATTTTAACATGTTCATGGTCAATCTTTAATATACCATTTTCAAAATCATCAAGGGCAACTAGTGCAGCAGCGGCCAAGATTCCACTTTGTCGCATACCTCCACCCAAAGATTTTCGTACTCTTTTTGCTTTTTGAATAAACCCTTTAGGACCTAACAGCACGGAACCAACGGGTGCACCTAACCCCTTTGATAAACACACACTTATTGAATCAGTATATCCACTGATTTCCACTGGACGTAAATTTGTTTCTTGCAATGCATTCCATAAACGTGCACCGTCCATATGAACAGGTATATTGTTCTTTTTTCCTATTTCGTAAATTGAATCTAAAAAACTCAGAGGTAATACTTTTCCTCCACATGCATTATGTGTATTTTCAATGGTAATTAAAGAAGTATTTGGTTCATGTATATCGTCATCGCGAATAGCATCTTGGACTTGTTGAATATCAAATGTACCGTCTTGTATATTTTGTAGTGGATGGAAAGAAACTCCACCATATTGGGCTGCACCGGCTTGTTCAAATAAAAAAATATGGCTTTTATTACCTAAAATAATTTCTGAACCTCTGTTACACCAACAAAGGATAGCTGTTAAATTACACATTGTTCCGGAGGGGAAAAATAATGCATCTTCTTTATTAAACATTACTCTAAGTCTTATTTGTAATTCTTTGACTACTTTGTCTTCTTCATAAACATCGTCACCTACATCTTCAAAATTATCAATTATAGATTGTAACATTGCCTTTGTAGGTTTTGTAACAGTATCACTACGTAAATCAATATTTTGCGATTCCATATATTTTTTCATCACATATTAGTATGATGATAGAAACGACTGTTAAATCTTCATTGGAATAAACTATATTTATTTTACCAAATATTTTTTTACAGATTTACCAAATAATACAATTGGAATTAATGCTATACTTAAAAAACACCACATAGCCCCTTTTTCACCACTATTATCTGTATTAAAAACAATAGGATAAATGTTTAATAAATAGTCATAAACTAAAAACACGGAAACTCCGCCACCTAAAACAAGTAAAGCTAAATATTTAGATTTTGTAAATAATGCAGGTAAAAAAGCTAAAACCCACCACCAATACCAAACATTTGCATACGATTGTTGTTTATCAGTATTAAATTTATAACCTACATGATATTTACCTATGTAAGCAGTTGTTTCTTTAGCGCAAAAATCTTGCTTATTATTGTCGGATTTACAATTTGGGTCATCTTGAATATCTAATTCATCTAATGTTGTAACAGCATAAAGTGCAAAAATAAAAGTTAATGTTAAAATAATATTCCAAAACATAGATTTACTTGGAGCGAAATGCATAAACAATACGTTCATCATAAATGGTTGCGAGCATAAATGGATATAAGACAACATGGCTAAATTTTTAAGCATTTCTTTGTTTCCTTGGAATCTGTATAAAAGACCTTGAAGTAATTCTTTTATAGAAAAGAAAAATGCAACTAGAGCTGGTTTGAAATCACTATTAATAACGTAACTACCTGACGCAATCAATGCAACACTATTTATATATGATTGAGTTTCTGTAAAGCACATTATATATTTATTTTATAAAATAAATGTATACATGAAATATTTATTACAGTTTATTATAGGAAGTTGTGTTTTTGTTTTTGCTTGGTTCTTCTATTTTGTAAACAAACGAATTAATGATAATCAATTAGATACGGATTATTATAATTATACAATGAAAATGCCTTTAGCATTTGGTACATTAAATGTTTTAGGTAAGGTTATTCAAGATTACACAAAAATAAACGATTTATTTCGTTATTTACTCATTAGTATAATAGGTGCTTTGGGAATTATTTCTATTATTACATATTACAAAAGTTATAAATATTCTATTTTAGGATGGTTATTGCATTATTTTGGTGTATTTGTTTTTTATATTACCGCTTTTGCGTGTATTATGAATACATTGGAAAAATTGGTATTAAATAAAAAATGGGAAAAATATGAAATTATTTTTGTATCATTATTTAGCTCTTTATTTTTCGTTACCTTTTCTTATTTTGTAATTTTCGATAATCAAATAGAATGAAATATAGAATCACAATTATATTTGAATCATTCACTGGTATAAACTAATGTAGATATACAAGTTATATAATTTGCTTACGTTTATAATTATTTTCCAATTTATTTAATGAATAAATAAAACAAGCATCACGTAAATTACAATTGTTCTTTATGGATAAACTATATATTTTTTTGAATGTATCTTCGATTTTAATATCAAATTTGTCGCGAATATATTTAGCTGTCCAATATTCATCTCTCTTATTTTGAAGCCACTCATAATATGAGACTAATACACCTCCTGAATTAGCCAATATATCAGGAATAATAGTAATATTATTGTTCTCTAATATTTGTTCAGCTTCGTGTTCAACAGGACCATTCGCAGCTTCTACAATTAAATCACAATCAATATCACCGGCATTTTCTTGTGTAATTTGCAATTCCAATGCACTAGGAATTAAAACATTACATTTTAATTTAAAAAATTCCTCTTTTGTGATTTCTTCACCACCTTCATAACCATGTAAACATTTATTTTTACTTACATATTCTTTCAAATTGAAAATATTAAATCCCTCCTTGGAATAAATATAACCACTATGGTCACCAACGGCAATTAAATTCATTCCAAAAGAATTTAATAATTCACAAGTATAATATCCAACATTTCCGAATCCTTGAATAATGTAATTTTTCCCTTTGAGTTCATAATCCTTCTTTTTTGCCCATTCTCTAATATTAAGTGCTACACCACGACCAGTAGCTTCTTCACGAACTTCACTTCCACCAAAATCCAATGATTTTCCTGTAAAAACACTTTTCATATTACTTGTTGAATTAAAACTACCACTAATGTTATTATATTCATCCGTCATCCAATCCATAATATTAGAATTGGTGTTTACATCGGGGGCAGGTATGTCTTTATTAGAACCAATATAAGGATAAAGAGCTTTTACAAAATTACGCGATATTTTCTCGATTTCTTTGCTATTATATTTTGATACATCAATAGTAATACCTCCTTTTGCTCCACCGAAGGGGATGTCTTGGATACAACATTTATAAGTCATCCATTGAGATAATGCACTTGCTTCATCTATAGATACTGATGGATGATAACGTAACCCTCCTTTAAATGGACCCAAATAGTTATTATGCTGTACACGATACCCTGAAAAAACCTCAATTTTATCATTGATTTTCACCGGAAAATTGACCTTTATTTCATTCATAGGTTTTGAAAGGACTGTTAGCAAATTCGGATTTACAATCACTATACTCGCTGCTTTTCTCAGTTGTTTATCAATAATAGATAGCATCTATACTATAATATTATAATAATAATATTACAATAATTATGTTTATATCTATTTATTAGCAGCAACAACATTGTCTTGACCTGTTTTATCAATATTCAGAAATGTTGTATTTAAACCAAAATAATTACGGATAGCACTAATGCGTCTTTCGACTAATCCAGAAGTAAGCAAAAAGAAACTAGTCAATGCAGAAATATCGGATAAATCTTGATATTTATGAGTTTGTAATTTACCCCATGATTGGAAAGGAGATGGAATGTATTTTGTAAAATTCTTACCGATATAGGAAACACTCACTAAAAATGCTATAATTAAACAGAGTACGACAAAATCAACAAATACATTAGGTATTTCTTCAACGGGTTCACTTTCTGGTAAAAATATTTTATCCATTATTACATTTGTAATGATAGCAAAACTGAACTGAATCATAGATAGAAACGCAATATCAAGTATTTTTATAATAGATAACGGAATTGTAAACATTATATATTATATTAAGAATTATTTTGCTAAACCACCAAAAATTTGTTCTTGGGTAAATGTTACAGGAGTATATTTATCATTTAATTCTTCTTTGGATAAATATAATTCCTTCAAGTCGCTTTTCTCATTCAAAAGAGTACCTTTGTGTTTATATAATAAATGATTGCTAGGAGTAGTATGTGTATTTGTTTGATATCCTCTTTCATTAGGTAAAAAACGTTCATAATATCCCACATCATTACAAGCTTCTTTGAAATTTTCTTCCGCTATTTTTTGGGAATTGTCCATTAAATATTTTCTATATTCCCAGTTTGTTTTTACATTACTGTTTTTTAATAAAGATTCGTTTAGGATGGCCTCGGGTTGATATGATGCTATTAATGACCTACTATCAGTCATACGTGGTGGTAATTGTGGATACTGATTATTTGTAGCATAACCAAGTGTAGACTTTTCGGAAGAAGTATAACTACTATATTCTTTATTAACTGGGTCAGGTTGTGGATATGAAAACATTATATATTTTGAATACATAATGTTTTGCAATATATTAATTAATTTGTATTTTCTTTAATTAGATTCAAAATTTGTGTTTTTTTCATTTTTGAAGCATCTTCTACCCATCCTTGATTCAAAATATAACTTTTTAATTCGCCTAAATTCATTTTACTAAAATCTTGTTTCTCAACTTCAGTAGTTGGTTCTTCTTGTATTTGAATAGCTGATTCAATAAACTTTTCTTCTAACTCTTGTTGTAGTTCTTCAACTTTATCTTCTTCATCAATTTCAAAATCGTCATCAGAAAATTCTTCCATACTTATATCATCATCACTATCATCATCCGAAACAACAATTAATTCTTGATTATCTTCTAAAGTTTCCATACTTTCTTTCAATTCACTAATTTCTCGTGAAACTGCTTCATTACTAAAAGGATATGGTGTAGACGGTCTTTGAATTAATGAAATCGTACCTTTAAGCATATTTATTTCACTAACTAAATTATTGATAATTTCAAACATTGTATCTTGTTTTTGTTCAGATGATACTAAACGTTGTTTAAAATGATATACTAATAACAACATTAATAAAAAGGTTATTGCTAAAGTAAAAAAAAAGCCCGTTTCTAAGAATGAAAATCCCATTTATATTTAAATAATATAAATAGTATATTATTTGAACGAAAAATATATTTGGTTATTTTATAATGAATAGTATTGAAGATGATAATGAAATTATTGATACAAAAACAGAAGAAAAGAAAATGGAAAATAAAGTACCTATGAATCAAAATACACAATCGACTGTTTTTGGATTATCACAAAATACATTAATTGTAATATTAATTCTTTTTATTATTTTAGCACTTTTAGGATTTAATTTATTATATTTTACAGGAAATATTCTTGAAGGGTTTTTCGCAATAATAAGAAAAATAGTCATTGATGCACTACAATTTGTAGGATATTACACTGGAGCAACAATAAATGTAGGAGCGGAAGTTGCTGGAGATACCGCTAAAGAAAGTATAGAAATAGCTGAAGGTACATTAACATCGGTTGGTAATTTATTACAAAATAAGGACAATATGGATGATGTTCCTTCTTTAGAACAAGAAGAAATTCGGTCAAATTTCTTTAATTATAATCCATTATCAAATGAAAATGCAACTGAAGCAAAGATAACAGATGAAGACAATGTTACATTACAACAATTAAATAATTTAGATAATTCTATAATGGAAAAATCGAATGAAATACAAAATCTGGATAATGAGATTAATTTAAGAAAAACAATAAAATATAATTTGCCTTCTGAAAATTATAGTCCCGAACAATTTAAATGGTGCCCTATTGGAAAAGATGAAAGTGGTACAAAATGTGTCCAAGTGAAAAATGAAGACCGTTGTATGTATGGTAGTACATTTAATAATCAAGAAGAATGTGAAAATAATATGAAACCTGATTTTTCTGGATACAAATATAATAACAAAAGTGTAAATTGGGGTGTCCCTCCACCTCCACCTCCTCCTGGTGCTTTAACACCTCCTATTATGAAAAATACATATAATCAATTACCTGGAATGCCTATGGGTCAAAACGCATGCCCATTATCACAAATGCCTTATATGCAACCTCCTATGCAGTATCCAATGTATCAACCACCTTTAGCTTTACCGGCTAATCAAATACTTCAAATGCAACAGCAGCAACAAATACAACAAATACAGCAACCTTCAAAACAAATAGAGCAACCATTAGATAGATTAGAAGATAGATTAGAAGAACAACAGAAAAAAGAAGATGACCAAATAAAACAGCAAGAAGAACAGCGTAAAAAATTGAAAAAACAACGTGAAGAAATCGAACAACCATTAGATAGATTGCAAAACAGAATTGAACGATTGCAAGAGCAAACACAACAATCTGAAGAGCAAACACAACAATCTGAAGATCAAACAAGTGGAACTAATACATATAACACTAGAAATACAATGATAATTAATGCAAATTCATCGTTTACACCGGCCCCAGCTACTTACACACCATCAGTAGCGCCATCAGTAGCGCCATCAACAGCAGTAGCGCCATCAGTAGCGCCAGCAACAGCAGTAGCGCCATCAGTAGCGCCAGCAACAGCAGTAGCGCCAGCAGTAGCACCAGCAACAGCAGTAGCGCCAGCAACATATGCACCATCAGTAGCAACATATGCACCATCAGTATCACCATCACCAGCAGTATAAATAACATAATAATTTTGATAAATTAATGAAAATTATTATATATTTAATGTATTTTGTCTTTGTAAATAATATATGAAAAAAAGTGGAAAAAGACAAAACAATGATAAAATATCTACAATTATTGAGAATGATATTATAGCAAATGCATCGGTTTTAGATGAACATATAAAAGAAGAAGAAGAGAAACATAATTTTCAATGGATTTATAATACTATTTTAAATGATCCAAAATATGATGATTTGAGTTATGAAGAAAAATATAATTTATTTGAAAATTGTTGCGGATATTTAAAAAACGATGAAGAAGAGGAAGATGAAGAAGACGAAGAAGACGAAAAATTATACATGTATTTTTTATCTTTAGAAAATGATAAAATGTTTTTACATACAGATTATAAAAAGGAGCATGATGAAATTTTAAAAATATGCGAAAGAGATTACGAATTTGTTCAAATATGTAAACCAATAAAAGTTGTTTTTTTATTAGAAATCGAAGATTTATATGATATAGATAAATATGTTAAAATTTTTATGCATATGTTTGGGATAAATGAAATACGTGGAGGTTCTTATATTGAACCAAATTTACCTGAATATTTAATAAAATTTATAGAATATGAGAAAAAAATAACAGAGGTCGGTTTTTATAAAAAAAAAAAATAGTTGTAAAATGTAAATGCACGTAAAAATATTTACCATGGTGAAAGATGAAGAAGATATTATTGAATATTGGATTAATTATCATGGTTCGATATTCGGATATCGAAATCTTTATATAATAGACAATATGAGTACAGATGGTACTTATGAAAAAATAATGAAATACAAACCATTAGGAATACAAGTATTTAGGGAAACAGATTATAAAGAAAAAGGTGTTTACATGACGAAATTAATAAAAAATAAACAAATTGGACATTACGATATAGCATTTCCAATGGATATTGATGAATTTGTTGTTCATTATGATAAAACCAATAATAATATTAACCCAGAATTTACTAAAAAATATGTAGATGAAGTTTTAGTTAATGATTTTAATAAATATGAAGTATTCAAATGCAACTATATTGAAACAATATTAACAACAAATAATAATAATGGATATAATAATGCATTATTAGAAACAGAATATGGCCGATATAATGATTATAAAAATATGGCGAAAACATTTTTCAATAGAAGGAAATGGAATGGTGTTTTGGATCATGGAAATCATTATTACAGTGAACAATATAAACTGACTGATTTATGTTTAGTTCATTATCATTGTAGAAATATGGAACAAATGAAAAAAAAAATAATAAACAATGTAAAAGGTTTGGATTATGAAGTCGATTTAGAATATTTAAAAAAAGTAATTAATGAAAATCCAAATGCTCATGGGTCTCATCATATTAATAATATGATTAAAATATTAGAAAATGATTATACGTTAACTTTATTTAATGATTGTAATCACGTAGATGATATACGTTTAGGTCCTTTGATTCATTATTTTTCCAAATTACCCTGATATATTTGAAGTAATTGAAAATTCTTTATAGAGTATACTATTAGCATCAATTTCGGCATTATCATTATATAGTGATGTAATACAGTTTTCTGAACTACTATAAAAATTACTATTTACATTATCAAAATTAGTAATAAAACTATAAGATACATTTGTAAGATTTGTCGCATTTAAATTTGAAATAGACGAACCATCACTATTAGCACGTTCTGCTTGTTCAGCTGCACTATATTCAGAATATGATGTAGATAATTGTAAAAAAAATGAATAAACATATTGAGTTATTGCTGTAATAGGAATATTATTTATATTTATATTTCCAATATATTGAGTACAACTTACTTTTCCACTAGTACTATCACTTAAATTAATTAATAAAACTTGTGTGGATTCAACAATATCATTAGGAGACGAAGGAGTTGAACGAAACGGTACATTAATTGTTGTAATAAGACTATCACTATAAAAATTATAAAATGTTGAAGAAAAAATAGACAATACAGAACTATTAATATCATTATTATTATCAATATTTTTTATAAAATCTGCTTCATATCTTATAGATATTGGAATACTTACATTAAATAAATAATTAACACTCGGAGGATTTAAAACAATCAAATCTAAAAAATTGACTGAAGTTAAATTTGCGACTTCAATGTTTTCCACTGGAAATACATCAAAATCCCTTTTATAATCATCATAGGGTATGTTTTGAAATTGAAATTGTTTGGATATACTATAATATTTATATAAAGGTGCATTTGAGTCTTCTTTCAATAAAATAATTTTTCCAGGCACACCAGAAGAAGAAGTAGGTTTTGCTATATCGCAACTTATAGTGTGTAAATTGTTATTTCTTTTTTTTTTTGCTAGATAAGAATAAAGATTTGCTTGACTATTACTTCCAGAACCAATTGCTTTGTCTTTATATTTCAATATCTCACATTTCCTTCGCATATCTAAATCACCAGGCGTATAAATTAATTGATTATTACTATTATATTCATACGGTGAATCAATCGTAAATCGACTTGATGGGTCACCTGCTTCATGATAAAAGAATCGCGCACGTTGTTTTCTTTGATTCGTACAACTTAATAATAATTCATCAGACATTTATATAATATTCCTATTATATAAATTTATTTAATAATTAGAATTATACCATAAATAAGATAGATAGTATGGGAATCCAGTAGCATCATTAGTATTACTTTGATTGGCTGCTGCGGTGTTTCTACCCCATGAAACAATATTATTAATTTGGAAAACACTCAATGCTTTATCGAAATATTGTAAATCGGCCAAATTTCCATTATACCCTCCATTTTTACAAACATTTACATCTTGATAATTTTGTTTTGGTACATCTTGCAAAACACTTCGTGCTACAATACCACCATTAATATAAACATCTAATGCAGTATTCTCAATACGAATAACACAATTGAACCATTTTCTTAATGGTATATCTTTAACCACTAATGTTTCAATAGGATTTGAAATAGCCACTGTATTCATTTTAATAATTAAATCATTCGTTGTATTATCTATATATAGACCGGGACCATTGTTCACTGTAGCAAATCCTGAATCATTATATGTAGCATTACCTTTGTTAAAGACACAAGAATATTGAGGAGATGTTTGTAAATCGTTAATATAAATCCATAATGACCATGAAAATTCAATACCTTTATTTTCATTATTCGACCTTAATATTGGTACCGACTCCGCATTTTTAGGATCTTGGTAAATTGTAACTTCATTAGAACCATTCATTGTACCATTTATTAATTTCGGGTCATTTTTTGGTTTCATAAAAAATCCAACAAGTTTAACTCCTAAATTTAATAATATCATAAACACAATTAATACAATGACTAAAAATGCGAATTTAGCAATCAATGTATTCGATTCTAAAAAAGTACCAGTAGAACCAACTAAGTCTGAATCGTTGAAAGAAGATAATGACTCTTTCACATAATTCGAAGCACTATTAACATTTTCAGAAACATTATTGGCTAATGAAGATATTTTTTCACCTGCACTATTAGCAGCATCATTAACTGATTGGGATATTTCTTTACCAGAATTTTCTGGTTGTGATGGTGGTGGTGGTGCATTCATCTTATAAATATATTGATATATATTTACAATATTTTTTTTTTATCACTAAATGAAGTTATTATACATGTGAACATTTATACCTGTGAAGATTTAAACCCTTGAAGATTTAAACCCTTGAAGATTTAAACCCTTGAAAGATTCAAAATGTTCCATTTTAAATCGTTTAAGAGTCAGATATCAGTAACGAATTAAAATTCAGAACGCCGGAGGCGTTCCATTTTAAATCTTCACTGGTATAAAATGTGTATATTTTGAGTGTTCAAGGGTTTAAAAGTTAATTGTGTACGAGGATTGCTGCACATTGTCTTTATTCACAGCCACATCCATAGTGTAACTTCCGAAAAATCGTGATAATGCATTGTCGTTAGAAGCCATGTAGTTATCCCATACTTCTTGAGGGCCAATAGGTGTACTCCAATTTTGTAATCCAGCAACATAACAATCCCAACCACTACCATATTCGATAGGTGCATTAGTTGATGACGCAGGTTGATTTGGACTTGTTTCTAACTTTGTAGAATTTACTAATTTTCCATCTAAATAGGCGTCAATTATTGTGTTGTCTGCACTAATTACAATATACACCCATTTTTGAATACTAAAATTGTCTGTTACTAAAATGTTTTGGTCTGTTAATGAACTTCCATTTGTTCCTACACAGGTGATTGTGAAATATAATGATGGTTCATCTTTTGCTAACCATACTCGGATATTTTCATTTCTTGAAAAAATAGTTTTTTCTCTAGTAGCATCCCATGTATTTACATAAACCCAAATACCATACGAATATCTTGTTGATTGACCACTATTTATTTCAGTAATACTATCATTACTATCTTTAAGACTTACAGAATCTCCAATCACAGATGATTTTGCTACAAAAAATACGTATAATGTGTAAATTAATATAATAATGATTATAGCTAAAACTATTGTCGTCCAGTCCATCTATAATATATTATTTTATAATATATTATTTTATAATATCTATATTAATCATCGGATTTTGTGGATGATTTTTTTCTAGGAACTGGTAAATTTGAATTTACCATTGTATTATATGAAAGAGCGATTTGTTCAGGTGTTAATGCATGTCTGTAGTAAGTTATATTACATATTCCTCCATCGATACCATTATCATCTCCAACAACTATATTGTCCAAGTCATTATACATTGGTAAATTTTTCATTTTGAAAGATCTTTCTAAATTACCATTTATAAAAATATCAACAATATTTCTATTATAATTAACTACTACTTGATTCCATCTTTGCATTTTGATCGTTACATCATAAAATGTATGTTCATCACTATCATATTGATTAGTTGGTGGATATCTTGATAAATAAAAGATTAATTTGTTTCTTTCAATTAATTGATCACTACCATCACCTCCACCATAATATCGTATCATAGGTTTCACATGTTCAACTCCTGTATAATCTGAAAAACCATAACTAAAAATTTGTTTTTCTTCGTTATATGAAGCATGATTCGCAGAATGTGGATTAATGTATATCCACATCGATAAACAATAGTTAGTTAAATATTCGCCTTGAATATTATCTTTATATTTTGATTCATTTTCTTTTGGTATTTTTAAATCATCACTATTTGCTATAATTAATTGACCATTGTCCAAGAATTCAACACTATCTAATAAAACAATTCCATTATCTTTACCTGTTACTTTATCTGAAATATCGGGTAAATAGAAGTATACAATAATAAGTAATATCTCAACAATAATAAATAAATAAACAGAATAGGGTGTTAAATTAATTTCATTAATAAAATATTCCCAAACATCATATAAAACACAAGGAATGTAAAAGATTAATTGTGCGATAAAACCTCCCCAACCTTGTAATTTTTCCATATAATTAATTAATGCTCTATAAAGAATGGCTAAACCAAACATTACAATTAATAAAGACAATACAAAATTAGATATAGAATCGATATTAAATGTATTTGTTGATGTTGAATACAAATAAATACCGAAAATGAAAAAACATACTACACCTAATAACTTTAAAAACAATTTTGTTGCCTTTGTGTTTTTATTTAAATTTAAAATAACACAAAAGGTTAATATTATCGGTATAGAATAAACAAAAAAATATTTTTGTACATTGTATTCTGCAGTTCCTGGACTTATAATAATACTAATTAAAATAGAAAGTGCAATTACAAATACAACAGATGTAACTAAATATTTTAAAAATATACGTCGTGTTTCCTTTCCTATGGAATCTTTTTTTAGTAAATTTGATATAAAATTTTCATTATCCATTAATAATATATATTATGAATGGATTTTATAAATTAAATGTATAAATTAAATAATTTTGCTTTCAGTTATACATTTATAAATATTTGATAATATTCGTTTTTTTTCAACGTTATAACTTCTTATTGAAAGCAAACAGTTTTCAAAATTTTTCCATTCCATTTTACTTACTTCTGATTTTTCAAAATTTGTATCATTCAATGTATTTTCATAATTCATGTACATAATAAAATATTTATGTTTATATGATTTATAATTTGAACCAGTGAAAATTTCTTCATAAGGAATTATATTTTGCAAGTTATGAAGCAAATATGTACTATATCCTGTTTCTTCATTGAATTCACGCAATGCGCAATCATAATCGCTTTCTTTACTATTACGACGCCCTTTTGGAAAACCCCATTCCGTTTCATACCATTGTTTAGATTTATTGCTTTCTTCAATTAAATCATGCAATGTATATTTATTATTATTTATATTAATACCTTCTTTAAGATTATTAAATTTTTCTTTGGAATTTGATTCTTCGTTTTTATATTGAAGACATACGTTATTTCCACCCCATATTTCTTTCCATAGTTCATTAAAAGATAAATTTTTTAAATTTTCTTTTTCATCTATAGTCATCTGATTTAGCATATTAATTAAATATTCTTTATTTTGTAATGTATATTTACCTCGCATAAAATCAATATATCCCAAACTGTCTTTTCTACGAATCATCAAAAACTCCGGAATATTGTCTTTCATACGAAAAGCAACAATTCCTATACTTGTTATAGGTAATTTACACTGATGGTATAGATGTCCGTTTTTACCACAATTATTACAATATATATCATTTTGCATTTACGCTTTTTCTACATTATTATATTAGCATTTGTTTATATACTTTATAATTTCCTAATAAATGGATACAGAATACGATTCTTATATTGAAAAAACAAATTTGCCGTCCAACTTTTCCGTTTTAGAGCATGAAAAATTTAATCCGACAGTATGGGGGCCACATTATTGGTTCTTTTTACATACAGTAGCACATACATATCCATTATATCCAAATGAAGTAACAAAACGCAAATATTACGATTTAATATATAATATGCCTTTATTTATTCCAAATGAAAAAATTGGTAATAAATTTAGTAATATGTTAGACCATTATCCTGTAACCCCATATTTAGTCAATAGAGACTCTTTTATACGTTGGATGCATTTTATTCATAATCGAATCAATCGAATGTTGGACAAAGAAGAAGTTACATTATTTGAAGCTTTAGATGATTATATTGCTTTGTATAAACCAAGACCTTTAAAACTATCTGAAAAGTTAAAAATTCGCAAAGAATACATTATTGGTGCTTTTACATTTATATGTATATGTTTAATTATATATTTATACAAGTAGAATACAAATAATCCATAGTGATTTTTATATAAATATAATATAACTATGCGTTTAGAATTGTGGTTATTAGTGATTACATGTGCCGTTATTTTCCATATTTATACAGAAGGTAAGTATACAAAAAATATAATGGCGCATAAAAAATATTTTAAAATAGGAGGTGTTATCTTGGCTGCTTTTGTATTATATGTATTATTAAAGAAAAATCCGGCAAATGCTGAAAATATATTAAGAACATCCAATGATTATTTGAAATATTTACCTATTGATAAAAATACAAGTTCTATGATTTCACCCATCTTGGACTTTACTTCAAAACATCAATATGAAAACAATACAGATTACCCTGTTGTCCAAGTACCTAATACTCATTCACGTTCTCAGGAAATCATGATGAAATCGGGGAAAAAAGGAACAAAAAGGTCGGTAAGCGAAACTAAGAAGAAATTTGTAGCATCTAGACAAAATTGGTCCTGTACAGGTTGTAATCAACAGTTAAATGCTTGGTTTGAAGTTGACCATAAAATACGACTAGAACATGGTGGAAGTAATCATGTTGATAATTTAGAAGCATTATGTCGTGAATGTCATGGTCAAAAAACTACAATAGAAAATCTATAATTGTTCAAAAAACAAAATACAAATATACGTTTATTGTATATACGTATATTTATAATGGAAGCAAAAGATGAATTAGGAAAAAAAGTAACTATAAAAAAAAGAAAAGAATGTGCAAAAGGAACAAAACGTAACCGTAAAGGCGAATGTGCACCAATACAAGCCGAAAAAAAAGACGAAATAATAATGGCTGAAAAATTACCAAAAGTAGAGGAAGTGAAAAATTTTAGTGTAAGAGAAGACAAAGAGGTCCCTTCTATATCCACAGAATTAGCCAGTTTACCAAAAACATCCAATGAATTTTTGAGAAAAAAGGAACAAATCGAATATGCTGAAGAAAAGAAAAATGAAGAAAAAACATTTTTATATCCTACACACAATGACCCCAATTTTTCCGAAAAAATCGCGCAACATAGAGAATATGCCGAAACAAAATACGATGGTGAAATTTACAATATTGAAGAACATGCTAATAAAATGTGTGATGAACCCTTTGAGTTAATGCCGCATCAGTTATTTGTTAAAAATTTTTTATCCTTTCAAACACCTTATAATAGTTTATTACTCTATCATGGTTTAGGAAGTGGAAAAACATGTAGTTCTATTGGTATTTCAGAAGAAATGAGACAATATATGAAACAAGTCGGTATTAAACAGCGTATTATAGTTATTGCCGCACCGAATGTCCAAGCAAATTTCAAATTACAATTGTTTGATGAACGTAGATTAAAAGAAGTGGATGGATTATGGAATATTGAATCATGTGCTGGTAATACATTAATTCAAGAAGTCAATCCTACAAATTTAAAAGGAATTCCAAGAGAAAAAATAATAAGTCAAGTGAAATCTATTATTAACCAATATTATGTTTTTATGGGTTATGTTGAATTATCCAATTATATTAGAAAGAAAACGGCTGTACTAAATGAAGGTTTTTCAGAAGAAGACCAACGCAAAATGGAAGTGCAAAATATGCGCAAATTTTTCAACAATCGTTTAATTATTATTGATGAAGTACACAATATACGTCTTTCAGAAGATAATAAAGATGATAAAACTGGGAAATTATTGATGAAATTAGCAAAATATTGTAATAATATGCGATTTTTATTACTTTCTGCTACACCTATGTACAATTCTTACAATGAAATTATTTGGCTAACTAATTTGATGAATGCGAATGATAAACGAGGATTGATTACCCAAAACGAAGTATTTGATTCAAACGGCAGTTTCAAAGAAGAAAAAAAACAGGGCGATTTAGTTATTGAAGAAGACGGTCGTGATTTATTAGCCAGAAAGTTAATCGGTTATGTTTCTTATGTACGTGGTGAAAATCCTTATTTATTTCCATATCGCGTTTATCCAGACAATTTCGCCATTGAAAAAACCTTTGAAAATCCAAGCACGGCATTGGAAAGTCTAAGTAAAGCGGGTCAATCATTAATCGGAAATGGTTCAAACCAAATCAAACTTCCAAAACTTCAATTAAATGGGAAAAAAATAGAGCCACCTCTTTCCAATTTACCTTTGTATATTTCTGAAATAGGTTCTTATCAAAAAAATGTATATAAATTGATTATTAAAGCCATGAAAAAAGATGTAGAAATCGAAAAAGATGATGCTCTCGCATTCGATGAATTAGACCGTTTTGGATTTCAACGCCTCCAAGTTCCTATTGAATCATTAAATATTGTATATCCAAGTCCAAGTCTTGATGAAGAAATAAAAAAAGGGGAAATTAATAGAGTGACTTATTTTGATGAAGTAAAAAAAAGGAATGTAACTAAAGCATCTGGTGCTAATTATGTAGGAAAAAGAGGTTTATCTAATATAATGAATTATGTAGACGAATCGAATAGGAGTGTTCCAAGAAAGTACAATTATTCTTATAAACCAGAAATCGAGAAAAAATACGGAAAAATATTTAGTTCTAAAGAATTGGCCAAATATAGTTCAAAAATGCATGAAATTTGCGAAATCATTAAAAAATCACAAGGTATCATATTAATTTATTCACAATATATTGATGGTGGTGTTGTACCAATGGCGTTGGCCTTGGAAGAAATGGGATTAATTCGTTATTCGTCAGGAGATAAAGTAAAATCACTGTTTAAGATACAACCCAGTCAAACATTAAATGCAAAAACAATGGAACCTAAAAAAGGCAGCGAAGAATTTCATCCTGCACGATATACAATGATCACTGGTGATAAAGCATTTTCACCAAACAATGCCCAAGATATTAAAACTATTACTAGTGAAGAGAATAAAGACGGGTCATTAGTTAAAGTCATTTTAATATCGAGAGCAGGTTCAGAAGGATTGGATTTCAAGTGCATTCGTCAAGTACATATTTTAGAACCTTGGTATAATATGAACCGAATTGAACAAATTATTGGCCGTGGGGTTAGACAAAAAGGTCATTGCTATTTACCTTTCCGAAAAAGAAATGTTGAAATATATTTACATGGTACCGTTTTGGATAATGAAGAAGAGTCTGTTGATGTCTATGTATATCGACTGGCTAAAAGAAAGTCCGAAAAAATTGGCCAAGTCACTCGCTTATTAAAAGAAACATCGGTTGATTGCTTATTAAATATTGGACAAAAAAACTTCACTGTTGAAAAATTAGCAGTCAAACCAGAAAATCAGAATGTTGAAATTAAATTGGCTAGTAAGAAAAAAATTATATTTAAAGTTGGAGATAAACCATATACCGATATTTGTGATTATATGGACAACTGTGATTATAAATGTAATGGAAAAAACGATGTTGCTAGAGATGAAGGAAAAATAGAAGAATTGTATTCTAATGATTTTTTAACGTCAAATAATCAACGTATTATGAAACGTATTCGCGAATTATATCGTGATAAAACAACCGGTCATCATTTTTATAACTTGACTGAAATTATTGAATTAGTAAATGCTACAAAACAATATCCAATTAGTCAAATTTATAGTGCATTAACCAGTTTTATTAAAAACAAAAATGAATATGTAATTGATAAATATGGAAGAAAAGGTAATATTGTAAATAAAGGAGAAATATATGCATTTCAACCAGCCGAAATAACAGATGAAAATATAACCGTTTTTGAACGAAAAGTACCTATTGATTTTAAACGACCAAAAATCACAATGGAAATACCAAAAGATTTTACACAACAAGAACAAGTAGAAGAAGTAGTGGTTGATTATGAAACTGTAATGAGAACTATTCGTACAAACTTGGACAATGCTACAAAACAAAATCAAATTACACAAGGTGACCAAGATTGGTACAAACATGCTAGTATTGTATTAAATCATTTACAATTGATTCATAATATTGATTATACAGATTATACCAAATATATTATTCACCATAATGTCGACATGTTAATGCCTGATAGTAAATTAAAATTAATTTCCCATTTTTATTCAAAAGTAAGAAATAGTGAAGAATATGATGATATTGAACAAATTATAAAATCTTATTTAGATGAAAATATGGTTACATATAGAAATAAAAGTGCTTTTTTGATTATTGAAAGTAGTAATAAATGGAGTTTATATATTCAATCAAGTGACCCAAGTATTTGGGAACAAGGGGAACCAGAAGATATTCGCAATTTTGAAACATCGAAAACATTAAGTTCCAAGTTTAAAAAAATCGACGCACATTATTCAAGTATTATTGGATTTATTGATATGTTTAGAAACAATAAAGAAATGGTGTTTAGGGTAAAAAATATAACACAAATGCAAAACAATACCGGAACACGTATTAATGGACAAACACCCGGAAAGGATTATATTATAAAGTATTTGAATTTGATTGTACATGATAATGTACTTCCAGAAGACCCTATGTATGGTTTAAAGAAAACAAAAGAAATTATGCAGCAAGGTTTGTGTGTTGTTATTGAAATATTACTGCGTCATAAGACAATAAGCAGTTTTCAAAAAAATATCGGTTTTCTAAATACAGAAGAAGCCGCTTATAATAAAATTGCGAAATTTAGAAAAATATAATGTTTTTTCTCACTATTAGTATAATGAGTATTCCAAAAGTTGTTGGAGAAGGAACTTATGGATGTGTACATCATCCATCTTTACTTTGTGAAGGTTCTAATAAACGTGATATTGAAAATGTATCAAAATTAATGGAAAATAATGCTGCTTTAACTGAATTGAAAGAATATGTGGTCATTGATAAGATAGACAATAATAAAGAATTTTATTTAGGAAAACCTGAAAAATGTAAATTAGGAACGCAAAGTGAAAATAAAAAAGCTGTTAAAAAATGTAACATGGCGGGTGAAGTACTTTACTATAATAAATACGATAAATATTCTTTATTATTAATGAAAAATGGTGGTCTGAATTTAGTTGATTATGCTAAAAAAACAAAAGTATTAAAAATGGACTTTTTAAAAGAATTACATCGAATGTTTTTGGGTCTTATGAAATTTAAAGAACACAATGTTATTCATCATGATTTAAAAGGTCAAAATATTGTTTATAGTAAAGAAAAAAAACGTTGTAATTTTATTGATTTTGGTTTAATGACTAATAAACAAACAAAAATGAATGAATCAAGAAAAGATACAAATGGGTTTTCTATACATCACTGGTCATTTCCATTCGAATTAAAATTTTTAAATACTTATTATTTTCATAGAGACCTTTATAAGAAAACTCCGACAGAAATAGATAATTATATAAATAATCTTATCAAAGATGTGAAAACTCGTTCATATAGAACATCTTTAGGGGAAACAATTGGATATTTTCTTTCATCTGTTCATGATGAAAAAATTTCAGGGGCGTCCATTGATGATATTATACAAGGATATAGAGATACTTGTTATCAAACATCGATCTTTCCTGGGCTTTCTTTACATCCAATGAGTTATGAAACTTTTTTAGAGAAATCATTAGACACTGTTGATTCATATGGTCTTGGAATTTCTATAATGAAAGTTTTAAAACTAACATCATCTCGAGGTTGTACACCAGCAGTTCGTGAACTAGGAGAATTGGCCTTTAAGATGTATCACCCATCAATTTTACAACGTATTCGTATTGAAGAAGCCACTTTATTATATGAAAAATTTTTAGAGAAACATGTTTTAAAGAAAAATGAACATTTTGTAAATCATAAAATTGTTAAAAAGACAAAAATAGCTAAAAAAATAGATGATGTCTTGGACAAAATCAAATTGAAAGATGTAAAAATGAATCAAAAACAATTAGATCAAGTATCCATTGAACCTATTAAAATTTGTGATGAAGGAAAGGAATACAATCCAAAAACAAAACGTTGTGTGAAAGAATGTAAAAAAGGTTATGCACGTGATAATACTACCTTTAAGTGTGTATTAAAAAAGAAACTTGCGAAACATGTTCCTACAAAAAGATTAAAATGTCCAAAAGGAAAAGTACGTAATCCAAAAACAAAACGCTGTGTATTGAAATGTAAACCTGGTTATAAACGCGATGATAAATTTAAATGTGTTTCCAATAAATCACGTAAAAGATGTCCTAATGGAACAAGAAAAAATAAAGAAACAGGGAATTGTGAGGCTAAGAAGTAATGTATTTGAATTATTGAACTGATAAAATTGATTTTTATTATAACTTAAATAAATAATATAAAATATTACTATTATTTATTAGTAAATGGCTACTGTAATAATAAAAAAAACAAAGAAAAATTTTAGAAATGGTGAAAAAGTTGAGAAAACTATTTATGGTGTTTATTTAAAGTCTGTTTTAGAAAGAAAAGTCTGTTTAAATATTACAGAAATTGGAAAAAGTGTAAAACCAAATTTAGAAATGAAATTGGAGATGCTATTAGGTGGAAAATGTGTTTATGAAGGATATATAAAACCAAAAACAGTTGAAATTCGTAGTTATTCATCTGGTTTGGTAAATGGAAATAATGTGGAATTTTATGTTACATTTGATGCTATGGTATGTTTACCAGTAGAAGGTATGGAAATCGAGTGTGTGTGTAAGACCATTACAAAGGCAGGTATACATGCTGAAGTGATTGATAACGAAAAAAATAAACCAATTACAATGTTTATAGCTCGTGATCATCATTATTTAGATTCTAAATTTAGTAATATAAAAGAGATGGATAAAATAACTACACGCGTTATAGGTATTCGTTATGAATTGAATGACGATTTTATTTGTACAATTGGAAAACTACTATAATATGTAGAATATACTATTATAATATATTTATTAATTATATATTATGACGAGTACAAATTCAAAGGCTAATTTTATACAGATAGGACCACAAGGGCCCATAGGACCTCAAGGACCTCAGGGACCTCAAGGTTTACAGGGAAATATTGGTGATGTTGGAGCTACAGGAAGTTCCGGTCCTAGAGGTTTGGCTGCTACTATTTCTGTAGGTAATGTTACAACAAGTGGTGCGGGTACTGATGCTACAATTACAAATGGAGGAACACAATCTGATGCTACATTTAATTTCACAATACCCAAGGGTGACCAAGGAGACAAAGGTGATACAGGTACAGTAGAAGCAAATTATAGTGATAGTGGTGGAGGAGCAACTTTTACATTAGACCCGGCTACAGGTGACCTTTTTGTTCTTGGAACAGTTACTACAAATGGTATAACGTCAATAAATAATTCAACAACATCTACTTCAACATCAACTGGTGCATTAACTGTAGATGGAGGTGTAGGAATTGGTGAAAATGTTTTTATTGGTGGAACTTTGGGTGTAGCTAGTACAATTAGTCAAACATCAGGCCAAGTCACTTTTGGTGGTAATGTAGATGCGAATTCAGGTCTAGATATAGCAGGTGGCGCATTAACAATAACTAATCAAGCAATAACACAAACAACTGGTGGTCAAGTAACTTTTGCTGGTAATGTGGATGCGGGTTCTGGTCTAGATATATCAGGTGGCGCCTTAACAATAACTAACCAAGCAATAACACAAACAACTGGTGGTCAAGTAACTTTTGCAGGTAATGTGGATGCGGGTTCTGGTTTGGACGTAACAGCCGGTGTAGTAACAATAAGTGATACTACTCAATCTAATGGTACAGGAACTGGTGCATTAACTCTAGGTGGTGGTGTAGGTATTGCTAAAAATGTTTTTATTGGTGGAACTTTGGATGTAGCTAGTACAATTAGTCAAACAGCAGGCCAAGTCACTTTTGGTGGAAATGTAAGTGCGGATTCAGGTTTGGATGTAACGGGTGATTTAAATCAAACAACGGGTCAAGTCATTTTTGGCGGAAATGTAGATGCGAATTTAGGTTTGGATATAACAGGTGTTTTAACTCAAACAACTGGCCAAGTAACTTTTGGTGGAAATGTAGATATGGGTTCTGGTTTGGATATAACATCTGGTGTAGTAACAATAAGCAATACAACAAGTAGTGCATTAACTGTAGATGGTGGTGTTGGTATTGGTGGAATAATAAATCAAACAAATGGAGGTCAAGTAACTTTTTCTGGTAATGTGGATGCGAATGATGGATTAAATGTAACAGGTGATACTTTAACTACTGCAGTTGGTATCACGAATACAGCAGGTGAAGTATTAATTCAAGGAGGAAATCTTCAATTAAATGATAGTATTGCATTATCTTTCGGTACTAACGACGATACTTCATTATCGCATAATAATAGCGATTTTTCAATACAAAATACTAGTGGAAATATTATAATAGATAATCAAGATAGTAGTAATAAAATAATTAACCGTTTAGGTTCTGACGACACAAGTACCGCCTTTGAAGTTCAAGATAGTAATTCAGCTTCTATTTTAACACTAGATGGATCGGGTGATTTGACTATTGGAGGTGATTTGACTATTGGAAGTAATTTTAGTTATGATGAAAGTGCATCAACATTAACAGTTACAAATATTGATGTATCTGGAGGTACTATTGATGGTACAACAATTGGAGGTACTACAAAGGCGGCTGGTAGTTTTACTACATTAACATGCACAAGTACAATGAATGTTGGTACTAATTTGACTGTATCTGGTATTACAAATTTTCAAGGTAATGTAAATATTGGAAATGCAACAGCTGATGAATTAATAATAACTGCTGGTTTAAATAGTAATATTGTACCAAATTCTGATGGAGTACATAATTTAGGTGCTTCTGCACTTGGTTTTAATGATTTATTTTTAAGTAATGGAAGTATTATTAATTTTGATCAATCTGATGTTACATTGACTCATTCTACAAATACAATTACATTAGGTGGTAATAGTACTGTGACTTTTGACTTGAACAATCAAATTATGACGAATGTTGATATTAATAGTGGGGTCATAGATAATACAACTATTGGAGAAACTACACCAAGTGATGCTAGTTTTAATTCGCTTTCTGTACTAGCTAATACAACAATGACTAATACTGATACTAATACAATTCCATTATCTGTGACTTCAATTGGTTCTCAGCTTGCTGATATTTTTCAAGTAAACGATTCAGCAACCAATAAATTTAAAATAGATAAGGATGGAACTGCTACTTTTGCAGGTGATGTAACAATAAGTGGTACTTTAATAGCAAGCGGTGGTGGTGGTTCTATAGTAAATAATATAGCAGGTGGTACAACAGATGATATTCTAATACAAGCCTCGACAAATAATACTACTTTTTTAAATAAAGGAAGTAATAATACAGTATTAGCAGTAGATAATGTAGGAGCTTTAGGATACACTACTGTTACAAATGCTATGTTAGCTGGTTCTATTGATAATGGAAAACTGACGAGTAGTACAATAAGTGGGGTATCACTCGGTAGTAATTTAAATAATTTAACAGTAGATGATTCTTCATTACAATTGGATTCAGGTACAACTTATAATGCTTCATCCGGAAGAACAATATCAGTTAAAGCATTAGGTGTTACAAATGGTATGTTGGCCGGTTCTATTGATTTAACAACAAAAGTTACAAATATTTTACCAATTGCTAATGGTGGTACTAATTCATCTACAGCTCCTATGGTTAGTTTAATAACCGCTAACGATGTAGCAGCTTCTAGAACAATTCTTGAATTAGCAACAGGCGATAGTCCTACATTTACAGGATTAACACTTGGTTCTAATGGAAATGAATTCACAATTACCGAATCATCAGACAATATTACTTTAAATGTAGCACAATCAAATAAAGATTTAACTATTACTGGTAATGACGATGGAAGTAGTATTGATGCTCTTGTTTTTGATATGTCTGATGCAGGAAAAGCCACATTTAATAGTAATATAGTTTTGGGTGGAAATTTAACTGATACAACGATTAGTACAGAATCAGTTTCTGGAACAGATGAGGATGGAACAAACCTTACAATAAGCGCAGGTCAAGGTACGGGTAGTGGAGCCGGTGGTAGTATTATTTTTCAAACAGCAGATGGAGGTGCTAGTGGTGCATCTTCAAATTCATTAGCAACAGTAT